GCGCAATTCCGCAGTGCGCTAAACCGCGCGGCCTATGCCATCGGTGCCTACGTGGGCTCGGGCTACATCGCCGAGTGGCAGGTGATCGACGTGCTAGCGGCAGCGATCAGACTGGCCGGCCACGAGCCCGACGAAGACGATTTGCGTTGGATGACGCAAGGGATCGAGGACGGAGCCCGCTCGCCTATCGTGGTGGTGGCGCCGAGCCGCCCTTTAGCTCGCACCGCCGGGACTGGCGGTGACTTCGGCAGGCAGCTGATCGATGCGGCCGACCTAGACGAGCTGCCCGATCCCGAGCCGCTGATAGCCGGCTGGCTCTTTCAGAACACCACGGCGCGGCTGGTCGGCCAGCCAGGCAGCTACAAGTCGTTCGTGTCGCTCGACATGGCGCTGTGCGTCGCCCTCGGCCGGCCCTGGCACGGAAGGCCGGTCAAGCAGACTCCGGTGCTGTACGTAGTCGGTGAGGGCCTAGCCGGCTACAAGCGGCGCGTGGCCGCGTGGTGTGAGATCAACGAAGTTGCCCGGGAGGATCTGCGCGGCAAGCTGTTGCTGACCCGAGGGTCGGTGCAGATCGGCGGTGAGGACTGGCCGGCGCTTACCGAGTGGGTGCTAGAGAACAAATCCGGCCTGCTGGTCATCGACACCCAAGCCCGCGCCACGGTCGGCTTCGAGGAGAACAGCTCGACAGAGCAGGGCCAGGTGATCGAGCACTGCAACGAACTGCGCGAGATCACGGGCGGTGTGCTGCTGCTGGTCCACCACACGGGCCATGCCAACGGTGAGGCTGCCGAGCGCGGCCGCGGTAGCTCGGCCTGGCGGGCAGCTGTCGATACAGAGCTGCTGCTGACGAAGACGGGCGAGTACTGCGGGGCCCTGCGTTGTGACCGCCAGAAAGACGCTGAGAGCGGCATGACGGTTGCCGTGCAGATGGTCAAGGCTGCCGACTCGCTCGCCGTAGTGATCGGCGACGAAGCCCCCCTATCGCCTCGGTCGCAGTGGTTGTCCGATCAGGTGGCCGCCGGGGTGCGGTACGACTCTGCCGCATCGTTGACCGGCGCCGTGCGCCTTGCCGGCCACAAGATCGGCAACGCCGACAAGGCGCCCGTGTTCGAGGAGTATCACCGGCTCGTCGCGAAGATCACTGCGGAGTCTTATGACCCGAACACCGCAGGCGTTGCGGCAGGGGAAAACCCGTTCACAAATCAAGATCATTTGATCTAGCAAAACGATCAAGCGCATAGAGCCTGACCTGCAGGAGTCCGGGCTGTCCGGCAGAACCAAGATCATCGGACAGTCCGGGCAGGCGCGGACAGCCGCGGACAGCTACACGATAGGTTGACACCAAATCCCGAGGGTAAAATCTTATTTTCGCAGGTAGAAAATTTACAGACAAATTTTACGACCTGTCCGTAAGCCCTCGGACAAGATCGGTCCGTAGCTTAGATTTGGCCGTGTCTGCTAGCGTCTCCCGCAGCTCCGGCGCAGGGGGACGCGCCCGGCAGACTGCACGGGACAATGATCTTCGGCTACCCGGCACTGCGAACATCACAAGATCAAAACTAAAAACTGTGCCCTCGGGTAACAAGATCAACAACCGCCCTTGCGGCGAGACGTCTAGACGGCATGTCGACCCTGCCGATAGACCTGCAGCACAAGATCATCGAATTTGCTCTGGCGTTCGTCGCTGTGTTGCTGCTGGCGCGCTTCTCTGGCCGCGGTGGACCGCCAGGGCCCAAGCACCGCCGCTAGCCTGCCTGCGTGGACTACAGCGCGCTTCTCGCCACGGTGCAGCCCAGCAGGCTTGCGGGTCTACTCGTCTCGATCGCTACCTGTTTGCTGGCTGTCATTTGGATCTGTCTGCTGTTTGCTTGGGATGATCCCAACCGCACGCGGGCGGATCGGGACGCAGACATGGTTCGGGGACTATTCGATGCGCGATACACACAACGCGGCCAGCAGCCGCAGCAACGCCCTGGCGGCACTCACCGTGGGTGATCTACTCGGGCAGCACGGCCACCTAGAGGACTTCGAGCCCGAGCCGCTGTGCGCTGGCCCGCTGGCCGACCTGCTGCCGGTGCAGCGGTGCTATCGGTTCGTAGATCAACTCTAGCCACGCCGAGAGTTACGCGGCTGTACTACTGGCTGCTAATCTGTGCCAATGGGCGACTTAGTAACCACACGCGAGGCTGCGGCGCTGCTGTGCGTGTCCTGGCAGCGCGTGCGGCAGCTCGCCGACTCGGGAGAGCTGACGAAGTTCAAGAATCCCAAGACTCGGCAGATTCGCTTTAGCCAACAGCAGGTACTTGCTCTACGTGGTGCACGCGACAAGTGGCGTGCAGAGCAGGGGGCGACTGCGTGATGGCGAGTGATCCGCTGTGGACGAGCGTGCCTAAACAGCAGTGGACCGACATAGAGTCGGCCGGTATCGCCGTGTGGTGCTCTGGCGATGGCGGCACCGTGAGCATTATCGGCGGTGAGTGCGTGCTGAGTAGTCGCTCCGCATGGCGAGTACGGGCTGTAACAGCGGCCGATCTGAAATCGATAGATGACCATGGAACTAAACAGCAGTAGTCCCGCCGCAATTGCGAGTGATGACGCACTACTCGATGAGATCGGCAACGGTGCTGTGGTCGACCACACGCAGCCTGCCGTGAACCGCCACCTAGCCGCCGAGCGCGACCGAGTGAGGGCAGCTGAGATGTCAGAACCCGACCCGTACGACTTCTTTACCGCGCAGCCCGTGCCCGTAGCGCAGCCCGAGCGCGTAGGTGCCGAGGCAATCGGGTTGGCTGCGTTTTCTGTCGGCCTATCCAGCTTCCTTACCGGCCTGGCGCTGCTGTACTTCACTAGCAGCTTGTGGGTGTTTCTGTTGCTCGCTGGCGGGCCCGTCGCCGCATTGGTGGCCGTGCATTTGATCCGAAAGGCTAAGTAGTAGACCAATCACGGTAAATGACGCTCTGGCAACCACGCGGCTGCCAGAGCGTCTGTCTGGGCGATGACTACTCTTAGCAACCCTGTGACCGTGTTGAGCCCACCGCAAGCGATGCAGGCAGCCGTCTACGCGCTCACCGGTCCGACTAACCACGATGACTCACCCGTGCCGCTCGACTCGATCCTGTGCCAGCTCGAAGACGCTGCCGAGCCCTCGGGAGGATCGGGCGGCGCTGCGTCCAACGCCTACCGCGCGCCGGCAGCCCTCGAAGTGCTGGCGCTGCTGGGAGACATCGATCGCACCGTGCACACCGGCCTTCGGATGTTCGGCCACTCGGGCAAGTTCCCTGCCAGGCAGGCCAGCGTGCAGCAGTGGGCACGCCTGCTAAGCCGCTGGCAGCCCGTGGTACCTGCGTACTTCGCCGAGTCCCTACGCGCTGTGGTGCTGTGGACAGAGCGCGCCGGCAACATCCTCACGCCCGACCCGCAGATTATCGAGACAAGGGCACAGCCGTGCCCGAAGTGCGGCGAATCTACGGCGCTGGTCTGGCACGACGAGCTCGCCGAGCTCGTGCAGCGCCCGAGTCTCTACCTCGACAAGAGCTCGATGGTTGTGCACTGCCGGCGCTGTGCCGCCACATGGGGAACAACCACTTGGGGGTTGCTGCGTCGGATGCTTGACTCACAGCAAACGCACAGCACGGGTGCACGCGCATCTGCGCACGACCGTGTGTAGTGTCGCCCTTGCGCAGGTCAGGTGTGCCCCGGTGCGGTTGCTCTCGTCAGGTCCGATCGCCACTAGCCGCAGCCCGATCCGCACAGCAACCCGACTTCGATCACTCCCCGATCCCGAAGTCGGGTTGCTGCATTAAGGGGTGATTCTGTGCGACGCAAATCTATGGCCGTCTGCACTACCCCCGGATGTGGAACAATCACCCCCGGTGGACGCTGCCCGGAATGCACCCGGATTGCTACCCGGAGACGCACCACAGGTGGTGCTGTGTACGACGTTCGGTGGGAGCGCACTAGGAAGGCCTATTTGCGGGCCTACCCTATATGCCAGTGCCCTGTATGCACACCCCTACCTAGTGTGCTAAGGCCATGGGCTACTGAGGTACATCACATAGATGGCTTAGGTCCTAAGGGGCCACGAGGTCATGACTGGACTAACCTGATGAGTGTTACGCATGCACATCACAGTAAATTAACAGCACGCATGCAGCCAGGTGGCTGGAATATAAGATCTTGAAACTTTTTTACAAATACCCTTGACATTTTACGTCGGGTGGGGGGTGACCCCTATCGGCAGGGGGCCCCGAGCGTGGGCAAGGGGGCTGTGTGGTCGGCCAGGTCAAAAGTTCGCGGAAAAATGAATGGCGGCTGCGCAATGCGGCCCATTATTCGCGCAATGCGAAAGAATGGCGGTCAGAAAATGCCTAGAGGTGGTCACGCGTCGTCGGGCCCTGCGCCCGATCCCAACTCGCTGCGCAGCTCGGATGGCTGGTCGGTGCTGCCCGGTGAGGGCTACCGCGGCGAGCTGCCCGAGTGGCCGTTGTACAGCTTTCACCCGCGCGAGCTCGTGATCTGGGCGGATCTGTGGCGCAAACCACAAGCCGTGATGTGGGCAGCCCTCGGGATGACCTACGAAGTTGCGCTGTTCGTCCGCAACCTGGCGGCCGCCGAGGCACCCGGCTCGACTGCAGCCGATCAGGTAGTCGTGCTGCGCTACTTCGACAGCCTCGGGCTAACTGTGGCCGGCCTGGCACGGCATCGCTGGCGCATCGGGGCGGCAGCCGACGAGTACCGGCCAGAGACGCGCACAGCGGCCGCCGAGCAGGCACCGCGGAAGTCGGCCCGCAGCCGCTTGACAGTCGTGCAGGCTCCCCGTGAGTGACGAAACGCGCGTGCTGCTGGTCAAGCCGGGAGACGTGCTGCTGATCGGCAACATTGGGTTTGATACCGATCCCACATGGATACAGAAGTGCGCGCAACACATGCAGCAGAACTTCGGCATCCGAACTGTGCTTTTTGCCGCGGACATAGACGTCGCCATGGTTCCCGGCTGTGGCCACGAGCGGTGACGGCGCCGCTGCTTGTCTATAAGGATCGGTCGGCGAATACGTGGTACTGGTCGTGCCGTGTTCCGTTCTGCGGTGCGAACGAGTGGGCGATGGGCGGCCAGCCGGAAGCACTTAACTCGGCGGTAACGCACCTATCTCGGCACCGCAGCGTCGGCTTTGCGCATGCCCGCGGCGACTGATGAATTTCGCGTCGACTTCCCTACGCTGTGGGTCGTTCCCGACTGGATAGAGGCGCACTGCCCGCAGCCCGATCGGATTAATAAGGGCAAGCCGCTAGAGCTGTACAACTGGCAGCTGTGGTGCACGGTCAACCACTACCGTGTGAGGCCGACTGCCGAGGTAGGCCAGCTGGCTACGGCATTCTACTACCGCCGGTCGCAGGTGATCGCACCGCAGAAAACGGGCAAGGGCCCGTGGTCGGCAACCGTCATTGCCAACGAAGCCGGCGGGCCCGCGATATTTGCCGGGTGGGCTAAGGGTGGCGAGCTTTACGCGTGCCGTGAGTGGGGCTGTTACTGCGGCTGGACGTATGAGTACGAGCCTGGCGAGCCGATGGGTCGGCCCTGGCCGACCCCGCTGATTCAGCTACTCGCGACCAGCCAGGATCAGACCGACAACGTCTACCGGCCGCTGCAGTCGATGATTAAGAACGGACCGCTGCGCGATATCTGGCGAGTCGGGGAGGAATTTATCCGGCTTCCCAACGACGGCCGGATCGACGTCGTCACGAGCTCGGCGCGCTCACGGCTGGGCAACCCGATCACGTTTGCGCTGCAGGATGAGTCCGGGGTCTACCTGCCGAGCAACGGCATGCGCGACGTCGCCGAGACGCAGCGCCGCGGCCTGGCCGGCATGGGCGGCCGCTCCATGGAGACCACTAACCCGCCGGACCCTTCGGCCGAGTCGGTAGCGCAGCGCACCTTCGAGAGCCAGCGCCCGGACATCTTCAAATTCTGGCGGCCGCCACCCGGCGGGCTGTCGTTCGCTAACAAAGTCGAGCGCAGGCGCATCCTGCGCCACGTCTACGCAGGCAGTACGCACGTCGACCTCGACGCGATCGAGGCCGAAGCTGCCGAGCTGATCGAAAAGGACCCTGCGCAGGCAGAGCGGTTTTTCGGCAACCGCATGGTGGCGGGGCACAGCTCGTGGCTCGACGGCGACAAGTGGGCTCTACGCGGGGTGCCCGTCCTTGGGCCCTGGCGCCCTCGGCAGCGCGTCGCGCTGGCCTTCGATGGGTCAGACGTCGATGACTGGTCAGGCTTTCGTGCCGAGACAATGACCGGCTACCAGTTCACACCGACCTACGGGCCCGACAAGCTGCCGGCGGTGTGGAATCCGGCCGACCACAACGGCCAGGTGCCGCGCCTCGAAGTTCGGGCAGCCCTCGCCGAGATCATGGCGTCGCTGCAGGTGGTGCGGCTGTACTTCGATCCGCCCTACTGGGAAACCGAGGGCGACGAGTGGATCGACAAGTACGGCGACAAAAAGGTCATCCCGTGGTACACGCGCCGGCTGGTTCAGATGCACGCTGCGTGCGAACGCCTGCGCACTGACGTGCTCAAGCAGCCCTCGGGGTTTACGCACGACGGATGCCGGATCACTGAGGCACACATACGCAATACGCGCACGTCGCTGCGGCCAAGTGCTGACCCGAAGCAGCCCAAGTACGTCCTTGTGAAAGCATCACCCGCACAGAAGATCGACATGACTATTTCGTCAGTGCTTGCGCACGAAGCAGTAGGGGACTGCATCGCTGCCGGCCTGGCTGCCGATAAACGCAGTTACGTATACACCGCATGATAGGGAGAATATGGCCACAATCGAGCAGGCGCAGGCGCTCGTCGGGCTGCTCGAAAACGAGCTGAATAGGAGGCGCGGTGAAATCCAGCGGTACGACCGTTACTATCAAGGTAACCACGGATTGTTTTACGCGTCTAAGGAATTTGTTAAATACCACGGCGACCGGTATCGAGATTTCAGTGACAATTGGGTTCAGGTCGTTGCGGACTCGCCAGTCGAGCGCCTCACAGTCAACGGGTTCAAAGTCTACGATTCCCCCGAGGCCGATAAGGACCTCTGGCGAGTCTGGCAGGAGAACGGCCTAGACGCCGATTCGCAGCTCGGCTTCCTGGCCGCAGTACTCGGGGCCCGCTGCTTCGCTCTGGTCTGGGGAAACCCGGACGACGAGCAGACGCCGGTAGTCACCTTCGAGGACCCACAGCAGTGCGTGGTGGTCTACGAGCCCGGTAGTCGGCGCAAGCGCCGTGCGGCACTGAAGCGGTGGCAGGACGGTTTTAAGGAATACGCGACGCTGTACCTGCCCGACGAGATGTGGAAGTTCGAGCGTCAGTTACAGGTGCTTGAGAAGCAAGCGCAGATGGCTAGTGTTGACGAAGAGCTGGCCTCATGGAAACCGCGCGAGAGTGAAATCGAGCCTAACCCGCAGCCCAACCCTATGGGTGTGGTGCCGATGGTGGAGCTGCCAAATAAGCCGCTGCTGGTCGGCGATCCAATCAGCGACGTGGCCGGCGTGGTCGCACTGCAGAATGCGATCAACCTGCTGTGGGCGCAGCTGTTCACCGCTGCTGACTATGCGAGCTTCCCGCAGCGCGTCGTCCTCGGCGCCGAACGCCCGACCATGCCGATACTCGACGCCACAGGGCAGGTAGTCGGCGAACGGCCTATGGATATGTCGAAGTTCGCCGTCGATCGGGTGCTGTGGATTACCGGCGCCGACGCGAAGATCGCCGAGTGGCAGGCAGCGAACCTGGCGGCCTACGCGGACATGATCGAGGTGGCAGTCGGCCACCTGGCCGCACAGACGCGTACCCCGCAGCACTATTTGATCGGCAAGATGTCGAATCTGTCGGGCGACGCGCTGCTAGCCGCCGAGACTGGCCTAGTCAAGCGCGTGGATGAGAAAATGCTGTGGTTCGGGCAGGGATTGCGCGAAATGTTCAGTCTCATTGCGCTGGCGCAGGGCAACGACGGCAAGGCGAAATCAGCTCGGGCCGGATCGGTGCTATGGGCTGACGCCGAGTCCCGATCGTACGCACAGCTAGCTGATTCGCTGGTTAAGCTGCAGGCAATCGGCTTCCCGTTCGAGTACCTGGCGTTACGCTACGGCCTGACGCCTACCGAGGTGGCCGACGTTATCGCCATGAAAGAGAAGGAAGCCAAGGCTGACCCGATGGGCCTGCTTGTCGACCAGCTCAGCGCAGCCGGCGCG